TTTTTCCTTGTATGGTGGCGGGGTTAGCTTACTACATCTCAATGAAACGTGCTCCTGAACGTGCGCAGCTTTTGAAAGTTGTTTATGAAGAAGAGTTTCAACGAGCCGCAGATGAGGATGAAGGACGCACTCCTTTAAAACTACAACCTAGTATTCAATACTTGAGGGTTTAATGGCATTTGCTTCTGGAAAAAATGCATATGGTATATCAGATCGATCAGGACGGCGTTATCGATTACGAGAAATGCGTCTTGAATGGACTGGTTCTTTAGTTGGTCCAGATGAGTTTGAACCAAAACACCCACAGTTATTTCCTCCAAAAGCTTTTCCGGACCCTCAAGCTTTAAGAAATCCTAGACCAGAGCAAAACTTAGATTCTGAAAGAGCGATTCAAACTGGGTATAACCCTGTAGGTTTTAGAGATATTCCTGGTATAACTCCTCGTAATAATTTAGTTGCCGAAGGGGGCGTTGGCTCAGTTACCATAGGATCATCTGATACAGGAAATGAATCAGTAAATTTAACAGGATCATCTGCAACAACTTCTGTTGGTTCTGCAACAGTTGGATTAGCACCAAAATTCGATAGCACGTCTATTACGTTAGACTCAACATCAGACACATTTGACGAGGGATAGGATATGGCAAAACAAACGGTAGGGATCGGTTCATCTGCAAACGACGGAACAGGAGATACTCTTCGTGCGGGTGCAGATAAAATAAATGATAACTTTAACGAAGTGTACGCTGCTCTTGGAAATGGCACAACTCTAACAGATATAATAGATTCAAACGGCTTACTTGACGTAAGCTCTGGTGCAAACAAAATTGTATTTTATTATGCAGCTTTGAGTGATCTTCCAAGTGCGTCAACATATCATGGCGCTGTGGCGCATGTCCATGCGACTGGGGGACTGTATTTTGCGCATGGAGGGGTGTGGATTCGACTTAATGATGAGACAACTGGCCCTGTTACTAAGTACACAGCAGGCACAAGTGGTTCTTCTGCCTATACCTTTACTGGCCCTGGGGCTACTGCGGGTAATAATCCAAACTTTACTTTTTATAAGGGTCACACTTATTTGATAGATAATACTGCGAATGTATCGAGTCATCCCTTGCAGATCAGAACATCTAACGGTGGGTCTGCTTTTACAACGGGTGTCACAGAAAACTATAATTCAACTACAGGATTGACACAGTTTATTGTGCCCCATGAACCAAGTGACACTTCTCTAGTATATCAATGCACTAATCATAGTGCTATGGTAGGAAACATAACAATAGTGTGATGATATGAGTTTTACATACGGACAATTAAAACAAGCCTTGCAAGACTATACAGAGAATGATGAAACATCCTTTGTAACAAATCTTCCAGTATTTATTCGCACAGCAGAAGAACGTATTTTAAAAAGTGTTCAGTTAAGTTTGTTTCGTAAAAACGTTACTGCAACGACTGATACAGGGTTTCAATATTTAGCCGTTCCTTCTGATTTTCTTGCTCCGTTCTCTTTAAGTCTAGCCGGATCAAATGGAGATAAAGTTTTTGTAGAATTTAAAGATCCAAGTTTTATTCAAACGTACACTCCAGATGCTACAACAACGGGTATTCCAAAATACTATGCACAATTTGATATAGATTATTTTATATTGGGTCCGACTCCAAACGCTGAATACACCGCAGAGCTGCATTACTTCTATAGACCTTTGAGTATCACGGACTCTACATTAAATGACAACAGCACAACGTGGCTAAGTGAAAATGCGGAACTATCAATTTTATATGGTTCTTTAGTTGAAGCATATCTGTATATGAAAGGCGATCCAGATATGTTAAACGCATATGATAAAAGATTTCAAGAATCATTAGTTGGTTTAAAACTTTTGGGTGAGGCAAAAGAAACCACTGATGAATATAGAACTGGTAAGGTTATAAGGGCAAAAAGATAATGTTTAAACTTGATTTAAATGTGCCGCGTGACGAACAAGTTGTATTAGTAAACACAACGAAAAAACGTGGATTATCTCCAGAAGAACTTTCTGAGCAATGTGTTCAGAAAATAGTGTCGGTTTCTGATCAGGCTCCCCCTGCTATTAGAGATCAGGCTCGTGCTTTTTCTAAGCACGTTGAAACGCTTGTTGCGTATTATATGCGACAGGCTATTCGAAGTGACCGCACAACAGTGTGCAATGCACTAATTGATGCGGGGCATCCCCAACTGGCTGAACTCATAAGGAGACTTTAACATGGCCTTTTCAGGAAACTTTATGTGCACATCATTCAAAAAAGAATTGATGACTGCAACACATAACTTTACCAATTCAAGTGGTAATACTTTTAAATTAGCTCTGTATACTAACAGTGCTTCTTTTAATGCAGCGACTACAGCATATACAACTTCAAACGAAGTTAGTGCTTCTGGTTCGTATTCAGCAGGTGGTGGTGCGTTGACAAACGTTACGCCAACATCTTCTGGCACAACAGGATTTACAGACTTTGCAGATATTACATTTACATCTGCAACAATCACTGCTCGTGGTGCGTTGATCTATAATGACTCAGCATCAGGTGATCCGTCTGTAGTTGTTCTGGATTTCGGTGCAGACAAAACATCTACATCTGGTGATTTCCAAGTTGTATTCCCAACGGCTGACGCGAGTAACGCTATTATCCGTATCGCCTGAACTCTTACTAGGAGTGACAGGCCATGGCGGACGCCAATGTAATATTCACGGGTTGGGGCCGAGATAGTTGGAGTAGTGGCACTTGGGGTAACCCTGCCACTACTCTTCCTTCTGCATCTGGTCAAGTAGGTACTGTCACAGTTGTTGGCAATGCCCCGAATATTGCTGTCACTGGTCTTGGCGCAATTACTGGCGTTAGCAACGTTTCCGTTGTGGGGGTGGCTACAGTTCCAAGCACAGGCATTGCTGCCACGGGTGGAATTGGTAACGTAAGCGTTCTTACTGGCGCAATAATATCTTCTACAGGTGTACAAGGCACAACAGCCGTTGGTTCTGCTGTTGCATCTATCCCTGGAGAAGTTGCTGTTGTTGGTTTATCTGCAACTTCAACAGTTGGATCAGTAACAGCTACTGGTGCATCTAGTGTTTCTCTTACAGGTTTAGAAGCCACAGGCGAGGTTGGTGGACTACCGACGCAACCTGTTGGGGTTTCTGCAACTGGCGGTGTAGGTGTTGTTTCAGTTAATGGAGCAATGATTGCGCTTGCCACAGGAGTTCAAGGTACAAGTGCTGTAGGATCTGCAACTGTATCAGGTGATGCGCCAAACATCCCTGTCACAGGTCTCGCTGCAACTAGCGGTGTAGGATCTGTTACTGTTGTTGAGGGTGCGGGTGTTGGCATAAATGTCACAGGTTTAAGTAGTTCTTCTTCCGTCAATTCTGTTACTGCAACTGGTGGAGTGGATGCAGCCGTCACAGGACTTGCGGCAACAAGTGCTTTGAATGGAGTCACTGCTACGGGATTAGCGAGTGTTCCAGTTACAGGTTTACAAGCCACAGGTATTGTAAATGGTCTGCCACAAAATGTTACTGTTTTCTTAACTGCGGCTGACGCATCTGGTTGGGGTCGAGCAACTTGGGGTGACGGAGCTTGGAGTCAGCCTGTAGCTACAGATATAGGGATGACAGCAAGCGTTGGTTCTGTTAGTGTCTCCCTAGTAAAAAGAGTGCCTGTTACAGGCTTAGAGGTGACAACGGGCGTTGGTTCTGTTAGTGTGTTGACAGGTACGGGTATTGATGTTCCTGTAACGGGACTATCCGCATCTGGACTAATTGGACCGAGAGGAGTAACAGTTTGGGGTAGAATAGTTCCCAGTCCAACAACAACATGGACAAATATTGCGCCAAACAGAACAACAGAGTATACTGAAATTAGACCTTAACGGAGAATAGTGTTTCATGGCTAGTACATATACAACAAATACAGGTATTGAACTGATTGCCAATGGCGAACAGTCTGGCACATGGGGCAATACCACAAACACAAACTTACAAATTATTGACCGTTTGACAAATGGTGTTGGCACCATAACTCTTTCGGGAACAACTCATACTCTTACTACCACAGATGGATCTCTTTCTGATGGTCAGTATAGAGTTCTTTTATTGGCGGGTTCCCCCTCGGGAACAAATACAATTACCGTATCGCCAAACGATCAAACAAAATTGTTTTTTGTAAAAAATGGATCAGGACAAAGTGCAGTGTTTTCACAAGGTTCTGGCGCAAATGTCACGATACCTAATGGCGAAAGTGCTATTATATATTGTGATGGTGCAGGTTCTGGTGCAGCGGTGGTCAATTTATCTGCTACTTTTGACCTTACAACATTTTTGGAAGCGTCTAATAACTTATCCGATGTAGCAAATGCAGCAACAGCTAGAGGGAACTTAGCTGCGGCTCCTCTTGCAAGCCCTACTTTTACGGGCACAGTCACGATTGGTGGAGTTACTTACCCTACATCAGACGGCTCTAACGGGCAAGCGTTGGTGACTAACGGAAGTGGAGCTATATCTTTTGGCTCTGCGGGTATATCAACTGGTAAGGCAATTGCCATGGCAATGGTGTTTGGATAGTAAAGGAGTTTTTAAATGGCAAATCCAAATGTTGTATCAGTCTCGAGCATTTATGGCAACACCGCCGTGGATGCAGACGTGGCTGCAAGCGCAGTTAGTTTATTAACATGTGCGTCAAACAAATTATTAAAAATAAATTCTTTAATTATAGCTAATATTGATGGCACCAATTCGGCAGACATATCTGTTTGGATTACACGTTCTGGTGTAGATTATTACATAGCTAAGACTAT